TTGTACTTTTGTTACTATTCCGTCTACTACTGCGCCGGAAACGCCCTCACCCGGAGCGTAGCAACCATTTTGATTGCAATCGTAAAAGGCATAAAAGCCGTCTGGCGCATATAAAAGTTTATTGCTCTCAGTATTTAATTGATAAACACCGAATTGATTATCGGGTAGCTGCATTAGGCCAAAACCCTCTTTTAAAGGCCTAAAGTTTTGACAAACAAAATCTGTTTCGGTAGTTTCGCCTTGGTTATAAAAAGCAAGCCGAGTAAGTTTTGTGCCGTTAGGTAAACTTGAGCCTGTTTCTGACGGGTTTTTAGCATATCCCTCTGCTGTTTCTCTACTTGTAGCGTCATATCCGCAAGTCTCTAAATCTCGTTCAAATTGATTATTTGTCGGTACATCAAATTGGTGCATTGTATTGTGAGTGCCGATACCTGTAAAATTACCGCCATAGAAATTTTGCTCATACGAAACCGCATCGCCCTCAATTACTACAGGCGTAACAAAAGAGAATAAACTCGGGCCACTAAAGCCTCGTACATCGAAGAATGTGCCATCACCATTTTTAATTCTGAAGGTTGTATTTCCTGAGCCTCTTGCGCTGCCGTCAGCTTTAAAAACATTATATAAATAAACTGACGTAGTTGTTGTGAAACTTAGACTCGGTGTAGCTTGTTCGTGCAATATAGCGCTTAAAGATTCTCCGCTTGCGATATTAAACGCTGTGTTTGTTGTTGTTCGCCCATAAAATCTGTAATAAATAGTATCGCCCGCCGAAAGGCCTGTGACTTGAAACTTAATATCTCCTGACAAGGTGTTTCTATTTTGTTGTGTAGTTTCGTACTTTACATTCGTAGCTGAGCCGGTTTTTAAAGTCCCTATGTCTGTTGATGTAAGATGCGACTTTGTCGTTGAATAGAAAAATCCGTATTCGTCAATCTGTGGTGTAGTGCCTACTTTCCCTAAAGTTGTTACAGTAAATGATATTGTGACAATAGAACTTGTCGGCGCTGTAGTTAAATAAGTTAATACAGGCGGTGTTACTGTAAGCGGTACATCTCTTTCGATTTGTTGTGGTATATTTGGCACGCTTACATCTTCAGGAACAACTTCTGTAGTGCTTAATTCTTCTAATCCCTCTATATTGTTAAGAGTGTCTACTGTAATTGTAGAATTGTCTACGGTGTATTCTGTTGAGTCTGCTCTTAGATTTGTAAGCGCGTCATCTACTTTAATAAATTTAGCCGGCACAATAGGTATCTGTTCTGTAGTAGTATTTATTAATTCTAAATCACTTAAAAGCGTTTCGAAATTTGTTACGATTTTGTTTATTTTATATACTTTGTTGAATATAACTATTTTATCTGCCAGCGTTAGGTTTTGCAAAACAGACACAGGTAAATATGCTTTTACGCTAGTCAATCTCCTGCGAATGTCAAAAATGTCCTCGATGTATGATTTGTAATATTTTTCAAATAGTGTTTTGTTAAAAGATACACCTTGATATTCGTTAGTTTCTGCATTAAAATTAATGTTATCGCTAGAGTCATCACTTAGAGAGTTGCTTAAATACAAAGAATTTGACGGCACAAAATAAGAAGTGACCTCAGAATCATTGCCTGCTTGGTCTAAAAAACTAATGCTCGTCCCTGAACTTGTTACAGGATAGAATAGAAGCGGTTGAGGTAAAAATGCACTTTGTTTTTCGTCAGCACTCCAACCCCATTGTATTGATGTATTTGCACCGCCTGTTACGTTTTTTAATCTCTCAAACATAAAATGTTCGAAAGGTAAAGTGATTTCGTATATTTCTCCGTCAAACTTTTCACCTGCAGCAAATTTCAGACTACCCCAAGCACGATTAAATATTTGTTCGAAATTACTAGCCATAAAACCTTTAAGGCCTTTGTAACTAAAGTTAATTTGTTTATACGGCAACACACTATCGACTGTTGAAGTATCTTTGTCTACAAACTCAGTAATGTCTCGAAATACAGTATTAGTATCGTAAAAATTATCTAAGGTTTGTATTTTAATTTTTTTATCGTCTTGTATAAAAGCTGTTAAATTGAACATTTTGAAGATTCCTGTTAGGAAGTCAATTACTTTAATTTTTGGCAGCTGCTCTACAATTTGTACTTTTTTGTTTGTTATTGTTACTGCTGTAGCTGTAAAACCAATCGAGCCTAATTTTGATTCAACACGTGGACTAATCGTGAAAGTAGCTACTGTTTCAGACTCGACAGCAAAGGTGAATGTTCCGTCAGGTATTATAAAATAATCTTGTGGGAAACTATCGCCTGTGAGGTCTTTATAACTTTTAAATTCTTCGCCGTCTTTGTAAAGATATATAGTGTATTTAGCTGATTGATTTGTGACAGCAACGCTAAACCTTAAACGCCTTACTCTACGATTATGAAGGCCGCTAGACAACCTACTTTTATTTATAAAATAATTACCGTATAGGTCAATTACCGAGTTTTTTCTGCTTCCGCTTTTACTTGCTAATTTAAAACTACTGAATTTAACTTGCTCTGGTTGGTCGCTAAACATACCGCCGACCTTGTTATGCAACCATAAATATAAATTGTAATAACTCGGATTTGCGCTAGAAAAAAAATCTTTAGTAAAGCTGAAACCATCGACAGAAAAAAACTTACGTTCTATAGCTTTTATAATAGCGTGTACTCTTATAGCTGGTTTTAATTGGTCGAACTCTACACCTTTGTTTGTGCCTACTGCGTTGAAAGCGATATTAGCTAGAGATTCTGTATTCGCAACAGCTGTACCTGAGTCGTAAATTAGTCTTTTTGTGTGAGTAATTAATGGCACGAGTAGTACGTTAGGAAACGTGACGCCGTCCATAAGTTTAGATGAAGCTGTACTTAATAGAGATTTTATGTTTGTGTCTGAGTATTCGAATTCTAATGACGTTAAACTAGGCAAATCACTAAGAGTAGCGTCACCGATTTTGTCTTTAAGATTTACTGTATTGCCGAAAAAAGTTAGTTTATAAGTATGCGGTTTATTTATTTTAAGAGTCGTACCCTCTAGTTTTACTTTTCCTTTTTTGAATAATTTATAGTTAAGATATAATTCAGCATCTATTTTTTTTCGAGCATCGAAGCCGTTTAAAATTTCGTAATTATAAAAATGCTTGAATATTTTGTTGTTTGTCTCGCTTGCCGGCACATTAAAAGTCCTGCTAAAATCGCTAAATATTTTGTCAATATTTCGAACGTCTTGTATTGTCTGAGTAAGCGTTATACTCTCATCTTTAAATAATTCTACAAGCTGATTCTCTACGTAAAGTTGTAAACCTATCATCTGACATTATTTAACTTGTTAAATGCAAATTCGAAATTGATTGTGTAATTTATAAGTTTGTCGTTTAACGATGTTTTGAAAGACAATTCTTTTGAGGTAGGTATAACAGGTAGCGTTTTATTTTCAAATCGAATCCATACATTTCTAGACAAAAACAATTCTTCGATAGTTTCGTTCATATCTTCGTCTATGAAACCTGTATTTAGTTTTAGTTTAGTTTTTGCGTTTACATTATATCTAGTTTGCTGCGACTTATAAGTGTTGTAAGTTACCGTCGAATTATCTATAATATTGCTTTGGTATTTCTCGTCTGTTACACTCATACTCTCTACAGTTTTTTTGAAAAAATACAAATCCTGAAATGCACCTGATTTGTTCACGAATGAAACTTTGTAATTTGTGAATTTCGGTTCGCATATATTTTCGACTGTAATTGTTTTTTTTAACGTTGTATCGTCTGTCGCATATACTTGTATTGTTGAGCTGTCAGCCGGTATTGTGGCATATTGTATTTTTTGATTAGAATTACCGTTGTCTGTTATTTGAGTTGTAGCGCTATCTATAATAATTTTACCGACTCCCGCTGCGTACAAAGGCAATTTACCTGCAACGCCCTCAGGCAAATATATTGTATTAGAAGTAATTAAAGCATCAGTAAGGCCTTGCGGATTGATTTCGTCCTCGTAATATCCGTAGCCGTCAAAAGCTAGACTTGTCGTAGTTACAGGCGTGCCGTATGTAAAGGTTACTCCGGTGTCGTCAATCAAGGTTGCTACAGTAGTTACCCAAACAGTCACAGAAGTATAATCGTCATTAAAAGACATAGGCAAATAATCACGTATGAGTTCTGCAATCTCGAAAACAATTTTAGTCTCACCGCTTATTATCTCTTTTTGTAAAGTGTATTTTAAATCAGAATCACTATAACTTCCTGACGTTCCGCTATATATATATATTGCTAAATTTGCTGTTTTAAGTGTTGCCATTATATTACTGAATTTCCTGTACCTTGTCCACCTGTGCCGCAGTCATATTCCCACACATCTTCTATTACGCCGTTATTACCTATCTGCCATATGTAAAACGTTCCTGAACTTGTGTTCGCTATACTATTATTTATGAAAGTATCTACAACGTAAAACTGACTAAAACCTTTAAAGGGTTGATTATTTATACAAACTGTATGTCCGTAAGCTGTGTCTATTTCTTCGCTAGTACAAAATACCTCAGTTCTAGCGCGTACACCTACGCCAAAAGTGCAAATTTCTTGCGGATCAGAATAAGCAATCATATCAATATAGTAAGTGTCGCCACCGTCAAAATTACACACATTTAATTCAGGCGGTTGCGCTACTGTTTTTGAACAAACAATGCTAGAGCCTGTATTAGAAAAGCCGCTTGGTACAGTAATAGTAAAATCAATATTACGATCTGTTTTTGTGCTTACAATTCCGAAAGCGACAGGGTCAAAACTAGCTATTGTACCCTCTGTGCCTTTAATAGTAACTTTACCTTTCTTTATAGTTCCGTCAGTATATATACCTTGTTCTGTAAGGGTTACATCTCCACAATCCATAGCGTCTAATCCTGTACCCGCTTGTGGTATTGCTAAATCACATTCTATAGTAGCACCTGCGTTTGTGTAGTTTGACGGTACTGTTACATCAAAAAAGATTGTCTTACCAGTTGAACCTGTTGCGCTATTTGCGCCTACGTTATATGGCGGACCACTAATTGCTGAGCCACCAGATGTTAATTTTCTAGCTGTGATTGTACCTACTAAAGTTGGGTCAGTAAGCACACCTGGTTGCGTAATACTACCACCTTTTAAGTTTGCATCGTTACAAGTAAAGGCAGAGCTAGCTGTTATCGTTACTGTAACAGTTTGAGTTGGTCGACAAGTATTTGTATCATTGTCAAAAGCTGATACGTATAATTTTTTTGTGCCACCATTATTTAAACTTGTTATTGTAAGTGTACTACTACTAATAGACGCTTGCATAAAACTAGGAAAAGGATTATTAACTGTAAAACCCGCTATCGCACTTGTACCTTGATTAAAAAAAGATGATAGATCTACAGTACTTGTTTTACCACCTGAGTTTAATGCTATTGTACCAATAGAGCCAGTTGATGTAGGCCCACCTGAGCAACTTGGTGTTGTACCGCTTGTTACCTTTGCAGGTTGCGTAAATGTAAGTGTACAGTTTAAAAATCCAGCAGACGAATTACTAAAGCCGCTAGGTATTGCAAGGCGAAAAACTAACGTGCGTAAAGTATCTGTTGTTACAACTGCGTATTTACCGTCAGCAAATCCTGAGTCGCTACTAGTAAAAGAATCTATTGTACCTTGCTCGAATTGTGGCTCTGTTATTATTCCCTCTTGACTTATGCTTAATCCTGTTCCGTTTGCTATTGTACAAGTGTACTCAGGACTAGGTTTGGTCGGCGTGCTGAACGAAGCGTAAAAAGGTGACCTTGCATTTATTTTACTCATTATCTATAAAATTTTGTTTAATCATAAACGCTATAAAATTACTTACATCTAATCCGAAAGCGTCTGTAATTTCTTGCGGTACTTGCTGCCCGAAATATTTCTCAAAAGGCTTAGTGAAAAAAAGACTAGGTTTTAAGCCTCGATTGTAAATGTTTGAAGCTATTACATACCCCATTGAACTATATCCGCCTGCAACGAATTCACCTTTTTTGTTTCTAAATCTAATATTTTTACGCTTAGCAAAATCTGTCATTTTACTTACGAAGCTGTCGAAAGTTCCCCTATATTTTCCGCTGCCGAACTTGTAAGGCGAGTTAGGCGCTTGTTGTTTTTTTTCTTTAGCATTAGGCGACACGCGGCTCGGGTCTGCACCTTTTACTCCTTGATCTACGAAAGCCGAATAAAAAGGCATCTTAATAGAGAATTCTAGGCTGTTCGGCCGTACGATAACTTTTCCAGGTTTAATTTTATCATACAAACCGCCACTGTTTTTTTTACCTAGTCTTGATAATTCCTCTCTTGACTCTTTAATTATAAGTTCTCTGTAGCGCCTTAACGCTTGTGTTAAATTATCAAATTCCATTATCTATATCGTTTTGTACTAAAACATTAAACGTTGTTGCTATACCCGCTAATTGGTTTTCAAATCTATCATTAAATTGTTCGTGCGTTGCCGTACCCTCTAGTTGAAATTTATCTAAGTACATTTGACCGGATCTTAATTTTTCTATCAATAACATTGCAACCGCTAATTGTGTATTTATTACGTCAATCTCATTATCATTATTTCTAAATGTGTCGAGAGAAGCATCTTTAGAATAGTCAACAATATCCATTGTGAAGACTGTGATGTTTATATTCAGGACTCTCTCTTGATTAACTATATTGTTAATCATTACGTGCGCTAGCGGAAATATTGTCTGTTTAGCTAAATCTATTTGAGTGATGTCGCCGCGAGTAACCGTATTAATATTTTCATTAGAAAGCAACTCTTCTTTTATTTTCTCTGTAATTCGATAAAAAGCCTGTACACCTACACTCATTTTTTAAAGCTATTTTTAATCTGCATATTTTCTAAATCTGTTTTTTCTTTCTCGAAGCATAAATGCAACATACAGGTATTTACGTTCAACTTACTTATAGCCTCATATCTTGTAAGGTCTCCCTGAGCGATACGATAGAAGCTTTGATACCAACCGTATTTTCTTGAAAAATTTGAGACGGCATCGATTCCTGAGTTTTCGTTTTCTCCAAAAATTTCGTCATACCTATCGACAAGTCTCTCCCTAAATGATAAAAAAAAATCAGCGCTCCGAATGCTATACCGAGCGGCATAACTTTCATAGCCTCGTGATACGAGTCGCCTCTATATTCCTCTATTAGATATTTGTCTTTATTTCTTTTAATAACAGGCCGATATAAAACCGCCATTGCTTTATGCATATCGTTCCAATTACCTATGTTTGTATCTAAATCAACATACTCGCCAAAAGTCATATCGTCCAGCTTTGGTATGAAGCCAAACTCAACATTGCCTAGTTCGAATATTTTTGTTAGGTCTGGTTTTTCAGATAGCAGTTTTTCTATTTTTACTACAATTCTACGGACGTCAGATAACCTCAGCGACAAACCATCTTCATATTTTATACCGGTAAATATTTCTAGTGTTTTTAGTAAGTAAAAAATATTAGTTTTTTTCTCTGATTTCTGTTGCATTTTTTCGTGTTGCTCTACAATATCAAGGTATCGAGCATACTGCTGCACAGTTATTTCGTTGAGTTCGCTAGGTATTTGTACTTTGATTTCCATATTAATATAACGTATTTATTTAGATTTTGTGTAAAAAAAAACCCTATCGCTAAGATAGGGTATTGTATAAAAAAACACAACGCTTGTTTAATCGGGTAGAATTACAAGCATATATTGTCTAGTTCATCGATGATGTTGTCAATTTGAGCATATCGACCCGTAAGGCCAATGTTAGGACTAGCTTTCAGATCACGCAACAAGCCTTTGATTTTACCTACCGTATAGGCGTTGTCGCATCTTCTGCTGAATGCATCGTTGAAACTATCTATTGACTCTTTTGCTAACTCTTGTTTTAAATCTGCCATAATTGTTGTTTCTAAATATTTTTGTAAGTTATACCGCTTGATGCTTTTATACCTCTTTCGTAAACTCTACTTATAGTATAATAAGAAGTTTTATAGTTTATATATTTTGACCTTTCTTTGGCTATACGTTTAGCGTCTTTAAGGTTTTGAGCATTAAATGTATCTACTACAGTAACACCATCAGAATAAAAAACATTGTAAATAAAATTTTCCATAATTGTCATAATTTTGAGCTAATATCTAAATACTTTTTTTATTAGCAAAATTTTTTTTATCTAATCGCATATTTTCCGTAATTAGGTCTAGACAATTTATTGTACGTTCCGTATCTTATTGCATCGATGCTGTGGTTGTTCATATCAACAGGCTTGTTCAAAATATTGCCGTTCTTATCTTCTTGCCATTTGTAATTTCGAAATTCTTTGATTGTATTTATACTGTCTCTCGTTACGAATAATTTGTAGCGTTTTAGCGTATCAATACCTATATTAATCGAGTCTCGACCTTTAGTTGCTAGTTTTATATTCCAACCGAATCTATATATTTCTTCTACAGATTTCGGCTCTGCGCTATCAGCAAAAATTTCATCTCTCCTGCCTAGGCCGATTGCTTCGAGTTGTTTCGCGATGTCTTGATTCGTCATTCCTGTACGGTATATAAACTCTTTAAAGTATAGGCTAGTGTCGAACTTCCAAATACCTATCAAAGTTGTTGGGTCATTTGTATAACCAAAATCCATACCGTATGACAAGAATGTAGCTTCTTGCGGTATTGTTTCGCAGATATGCGATGCAAATATTAGACTCCTTGCTTTGCCTATTTGTCCTAATCCGTAAATTTGCCAATAGTTATCGTCTGTATCTTTGAGCCTTTTAATTTCGTCTTTTATAGATTGTTCTAAAAAAGGATTGTCGTTGAAAGTTGTAATGTAGAAATCAGCATCGTCTCTAGTTTTAACTTGGTCGTAAATCCAATGAAACTCATCAGATGGGTTGTAGTCTAATATAATTTTTTCTTTTGTTCTGAAAAGCAACTGCTGCCAATCTTCAAATGTTAAATCGTTAGCCTCGTTGATAAAAAGCAAATCACGCTTTCGGCCTCTAACTTTTTTCGGCTCGTCAAGAGATATAAATTCTACTAAGCAATTCCACAGCAAATATTCCGAGCTGCTTTTATTGTGACAATCCTCGCTATACATATTGTAGTTTTTTAGTATGTCAAGAAAATCACGCATAACAGTAGCACGTAGAGAGGGAAAAGTTTTGCGGCAAATTGTTATGACTTTTTTACTATTGCTAGGTGCGTAGAAAAAAATAATCCAAATAAGTATATTGTAAGTCTTGCCTGAACGAGTGCCGCCCTGTTCAATCGTTATTTTTTTTGTCGAATCTAGTAAGTGATCGCAAACTACGTTAGTCTGTATTTTTGTTTCTAACAATCTCTATTTTTATATTATTCGGCATTCCGACAGAGCCTGTTAATTCTTGGCGTTCGTAATAGCCTCTTTTTTTGCCTTTCGTTTTTAAATAAAATATTGTTGCGGCGGTATTGCCTGATTGTATTTGTTTGTGCAGTTGACTCTCTGCGAAATCTAAAGCTATATCAGATATGCTTTCAACCTCAGCTCTAAATTCATCATCTTTCATATACTTGTAAAACATAGTTCTTCCGATACCTACTTGACGACAAGCTGTAGTAACTACGCCGAGAGATTTTTCTAAAGCTTCTAGCAGCGCCTTTTTTTTATGTTCACTTTTGTTCATTTTTCGATTAGTTTTAAAACATAGTCCTTAACTATTTTTGTGTGGTTTTCTGTATTGTGGTCGAATAAAGTTACGTCAAATTTATTTATTATATTATTTATTTTTGTGTCTTTAGACTTTTTAAAGCTTTCTGTTTGACTATCTTTTCGGTTTATATGCCTTTGTGCCTTAATGTGTTCATCTGCTGTTAAAACGATTTTCTCGCAGTTTATTTCGTAGAATAAGCTTGCGTTGAATAACCTATCACCCTCGAAAATAA